CAGGTTCAGCAAGAAATGCTTGGGCCTCGCGGCGGGGTAATTGCCCCAGTAAAACAGAAACCAGTTCCTACGGAGATAGCAAATGCCGAACCTTCTGGAGTTACAGGACGACAGCCTGCCGTTGAGTCAACCGTTGAGCGACGAGCAAATCAGCCAAGCGTGGCTGTGGATCAATTGGGCGGTAAACCAGCCCCCACACAAACGAGTGCCGCCCCCGGAGTTCAAGCAGCTAGACCAAGAGGATTGGCTGATACTACTGGAAGAACTCAACCTGACGTTGGAAGAGCGCCAACAGCACCTGCTGCAGTAAAAAAAATAAAGCCAACTAATAAAACTTGGTTTGGCGGCAGTAAAGCAATTGATAATGAAGGTAAACCCTTAGTCTTATATCGCGGTTTAGTGGGTGGGGAAGTCAACCCTTTTGAGGGGAGAGCTGGTTATGCTATATTTACTTCGGACAATCCGTACATAGCCTCGTCTTATGCCGGCGATCCAACCGCCGAATTTGGTGTTACTGGTGGAGTTGTTTACCCCATGTACGCTAAGGTGGATAAAGTAATCGAATTCCCAAAAGATGCTAATGGTACGTTTGATAAGTTTGCGTTTGATAAACAAGCAAAAACCCTGAAGCCCGGAGAAGCCTTAGTAGCCAGAGATGTTATGGATACAGGCCCCCGTATGTCTACGGCTATGGCTGCAGGGTACACAAAAAAGAGTGGTGACGTATGGGCATTTGCTAACGGAACAGAATTTCAGTCAGCCATATCTCAGCAAATATCCAAAACATCAACAGCACCTGCTGCAATAGAACCTGCACGGGCACGACAGTTAGATTATTTAGCTGGTGATCTAGATACAAAAGAAGCTGGAGCTAAGGCCAAATATAAAAAGCTTTCGCCAGAAGAAAAGGCGTATGTAGACGCACAACTTGCGGAATATAAGAAAACTCCAAAAGCCGTTCGTGAAGTAGCGGAAGGTACAGCTACTCCCGGCCTGACAGCCGCTGCGCAAAAAGGGTCAGTCACATATGCATTAAATGAAATTGCGACTAGTAAAGAGTTTAGTCCGTTAGCGCAGTTGGTTGCTAAACGTTTGCTGAAAAACAAGCGGTACTCTACGCCTAAGATTAAAGTCGTTCCTGCTGGATCACTGGGGTATGTTGCTGATTCGGATAGGACTATTGACGGGCAATATGATCCTAAAACCGATACGATTAGTATCGTAGAAGGCGCCGTTGATTCGCATACTGTACTGCATGAGGCAGTGCATGGGTTTGTACATGCCTTAATTTCTGACTTCGAAGCTGGGAAAATTACCAATCCGGCACTGAAAGATTTGCAAGATCTGTACAACCACTTGCTTGATAACCATCCTGAGCTTAAAGACGCTTATGGTATGGAGAGCCTGACCGAGTTTGCCGCTGAAGCCATGTCTAATCCAGACTTCCAAGCAGCGTTGCAGCGCATTCCTTATAAGAAGCGTAACGTATTCCAAGAGTTTGCCCGTGTAGTAATGGAGATGCTTGGGCTTACTGGTGGTAGGAATACTGCACTTGGTGAAGCAATCATAAATGTCGAACGCGCCATGAACATTGGGCGTGGGTATCAACAAGAATATGCAGGAACAGCCCCCGTAGCGAATGTAAACCGCGCACAGCTTGAACAACTTAATAAGGCGGCAGGTATTACCCAGCCTAAAGCCGCTCCAGTACCCGTGTTTACGCAGATGGCTAACAATACCAAAGCGTTGAATAAAGACATGATGTCGCGGGTATGGGATAAATTAGATACTATGGTCTTCTCATTTGATGCGGGGCTAAATAACGCCATCATGCGCCAGATGAAGAAAGATAAAAAGTCTTTGGCTGCTATAAAAGACGCTGCTTATAAGATGTACTCGGGTCAGGCGCTACATTCAGATGCACTTTCCGCTGGATTTTTAGAGCATGGGGCAATTACTTACGACCCAAAAAATTATGTATGGACAGTTGTTGATGCCCAGAACAGCTACAAGAATATGATCACCGAGATGGCTAAGGTAGCCAAGGCTAATGGAC